CCAAGACTTCCAGTGCCGCCAGTTCCACCAGTATTGCCTTGAGAACCAAGACTTCCAGTGCCGCCAGTTCCACCAGTATTGCCTTGAGAACCAAGACTTCCAGTGCCACCAGTACCGCCAGTACCGCCATCCCCTCCAGATAAGACCCAGTAACCACCGATTTTAAGGTACTCGGATAAGGTATCTGATGCCTTATAAATTGCGCCGTCTAAGACTTGAGACAGCAGAGTATTTTTTTCTGCATCTAGCCCATAGAACCTGTCTCCTGCGTATCTTGTAATAGCCATATTTTATTCCAGTACCTTTCTGAAGCTCCCAGCTGAACCAGTAGTTCCAGTCTTGCCACTAATTACACTTCTTTGTTTTATTAAAGAATTTATTGCGGATGGATTTTGCGATATATATTTATAAAGAAAAGAATTGTAATTTCTATTTGCTTGCATTGACGTCAATTGAGTATCGTAGATTGCTATTTTATAAATATAACCTTCGAAATAATTTGGGGTTTTGGTGGTTATTGGATAGTTTCCAAAACAAATTTTTGCTAAAGAATTATCCACAATAGAAGTTACATTTTTATTATAACTAAAGTTATATTTAGCAGTCGTTTTAGGAAAGCCCGCTCTAGCTTGGCTATTTTCATCAGTAAAGGTAAGTTCGTTTGTGCTGTTTAATTGAGCTAATAAAGAATAATTGCCAAAAACAGGAGAACCTGATCTATACAAATAATAACCAAAAGCCTCTCGTACTATTGGCCACGATAGTTGTATTGATTTTTTAAAAGGATCGCTAGTAACAGAAATTATATTAGAAGCCTTAGACTCGCCCGACCCATCGTAAGAAGAGACGCAGTAAAAATTTGTTGCGTTATTTTGGAAACCAATGTTTCCAGTATTCCCAGCTACACTAACGCTAGATTTTACATTAGAAAAATTTAAAAGAGCTGGCGGCTCCAATATAGTTAATATAGTAACATCTACTTTTTGGCCATTTATATAAATATTGATTTTTTGGCCATCTTGCAAATAAACATTAACAGCAATTACAACATTGTATAATGTATTTTGGTTTATTACTTGAGAAGTGTACCCAGACAAAATATCTCCAGTAGCTGAAGCGAAAGCAAAGTAAACCCTTTTATCTTGTATGTATATCAATTGAGGGTAGCCTTCGTTTTCAACAAAAAAACTAGAAGATTCAGCGCTAGATCTTGCAAATAAATAAGCTCTTTGGAAAGAAGCTCTAGTTTGAGTGAACCAGAAGTCGTATGTTTGAACTATAGAACTTCCGATAGAGAAAGTTTTTGTAGAGTTGTATTTTAAATTTATGTCTATTAAACCTCCATCATTAAGATTGGTTCTATTGCCGAAAAGAATCAATGCATTAGAATCATACATAGCATTGACTAAATTAGAATTATTATTTGAGCCAGTTAAATCTAAAAAAGTATTAAAAGGAGAGCGAGAAGAAGATGTGAATTTAGTTCTGTGCGTTACTCCTTTGAACATAAGTTTGTTTTTTTCAAACTGCATGTTCTTATATAAAATATATCCACCATTTAAATTAGCACCGGTCAACTCTCCTTTTGTTGGATCGAAGCATACAGCGTAAGACTCTATTGTTTGCCCAATATTTCCTGTGTTTCCACTACTTCCGCTGCTGCCACTAGAACCAGTATTCCCAGTATTTCCGACGTTTCCAGAATTGTAACCACCTAGAATATTTATTTTTCCGCCAAAATAAGAAGAGCCGGAAGATTTAGAATTATAATACAAGACGCTTGGAGCATTAAACGGAACATTAAATACCGCATAGCCGTCAAACCCTTCGTTGCCAAAATAAGAAAAATTATTAATATAAGAATTATTGCCACCTCCAGCATTTGGCGTTGTTGTTAAATAAAATTCATTATCAGCATTTGTAATGTTAGATTGCAGAAATACATAAGTCGCGCCCTTGTATAAATTTAACGTTCTTCCTTGTACGTTGCCAATAGCAAATCCATCTGTTGATCCTAATCCGTAATATGGATGTTGCGCTGTTTTGACCGCGACGCTTACTTCAAAATAAAAAGCACTAGAGCTAAAGTTATTAGAAACAGCAGGGATATAAATTTTATCAGATATAGTTTGCCAAGTGCCTTTGTTGTTGAAATTATAAGAGCCACTTATTGTATTAAATGCTCCGCTACTTGGAGTTAAAGTCAAAACAGGCGCTTGCCCTGTCCTAGGATGCGCCGTAGGCACGTAAACATCTACAGAAGCTGTGTAAGTTTCTCCTCTTATAATATTTATATTGAATCCGTGCTTGTTGCTAGTAGAGTCTGTTTGCCCAGAAACATAATTATATTTATAAATAGAATCATTTTTGCTAAATGGGCCTGGGGCATTATCGAAAAAATTTCCTTGACCGTCTAAATTTCCTGAGTAGTCTAATTTATAAAAAGCTCTTCCTGTGTTTGCTGGTTTTATAGCAAATCCTGCATTGCCAGTTGGCTGAGAAAATAAATTTGTTGTTGGCTCACCAGCGTAAGAATTTCCAAAAAAATCATAAAGCAAAACACAAGAGTCTGCTGCGGAATCTAAAGACCCATAGACTTTTTTTATTTCCATGTTAGTAAGATCCTGTATAAATAATAGAAGAGATTATGCACTCTATATTATTTGGTTGCATTATTTTAGTTATAAAAGCATCTCCAGTTATAGTGCCCAAGCCGCTAGCCACAAAGCTGTAATTATCTATAAATTGAGTAAATAATATTCCGTGCTGGCCTCCGGGGTTGCTGTAATTCCCAGCATAAGGAAGAATGTCTATCTGTTTAAAACCAATTTTATTATTAAAGGTTTTAGAGCCTTCTATTGTTTGGTTATTGGAATTTAAATCTACAAAATTACTTCCAGTAGTAGCGAAGTTAGTCTCTAAGGTGGAAATTCTTGATCCTAGATTTCCGCTGACATTATTAATTTTTGTGTTTAAGGCCCCGCTAGTAGCAGAGTTTAAATTTGTTAATCCAGACACTTCTCCGCTAATAACTCCACTAACCTCTACCTCAAACCCTGTGATTAGATTAATCGCGTACTGAGCGTTGCCAGAAACAGTTGCTACATTTGAATTAGTAGTTGAAACATTACCGCTAAGAGTATCTATTTTAAGATTTAAAAAATTACCACTAGAAATAACAAGACCACTTAAAGCAGCGCCGCTTGTATTTATTAGAGAATTTAAATTAGAACCAGAAGTTATTACGTTTCCGCTTAAGACAATAAAATCATTATCAGACTTTAGATCAGAAATGTAACCTGAAGGGTTGGCATTCGGATAATAACTTTGGTCTGTTACATTTAGAATGTAGCCGGATAATTCCGGTTTATCTAATTGCTTAAGCCTAACTAAATTAGCCATTAAATGAAATTACACAAGATTATCGGCCTTCTGATAAAATCCTCTGTACGTCTTTAGATATTTTCTTTTGCTTTTGCTTATTATCGGACGGAGCTTGGTAAGCCGCTACGTGTCTTTGGAATTCTCTTTCTAGTCTAGCTACAAGAATCTCATAATTGTCTATTGGTAAAATTCCAATCTTTACAGCGTGAGATTGGATATCGCTTCTATTTAAAGAACGAATATGGGCTTTATATTCATCAAAATTATTAGTTCCATATTTTTGTAAACCAGTGTCTCCCCAAATTTGATCAAGAGTAGTTGGCTTGCCGTTTTCAGCCTTAGCGTCAATTTGGTTTAGGTCTTTAAGTTTTGTTTTTTTAGACATATATATATAAATTATAAGCAATTAAAACAGATATATCAAATAAAAAACCCGCCGGGTTTCCCCAGCGGGTTTAGTAGAACTATATTTATTAAACGATAATGCCAGAAAGAGCACGGGCGTCGATACAGAGACGACCCTCTTCCAATGAACCGTAGAATCCAGCCTTATCAGTTCTTTGCAAGAATTGATCGTCTGGTTGTACGTTAAATTGGCTTCCGGTTTCAGAGCTAGTAGCGACAGCGCGAATTAAAGCTCCCTTAGTATTATCAACGCCAACTAGGACTTGATAAGTAGAAGGATCAAAAGCTACACCGAGAGTAGCGGTCTCAGAGATGTAAGAATCAAAGAGGATGTTGTACTTCTTGGAAAGACCAAGCTCAATCAACTCGATGATATTTACACCGTAGATCTCTTGCATACCAGCGTTGCGATAGATCTCTTCTCTCATTCCGTCAGGAAGAGCGATAGCAGACTCAGTGGCAGTTTTGGTAATTGTTCCAGATCCAGAACCTTCAGTTCTTACTCCACCAACTGTGTTTAGTGGGTTATAAGCAAAAGCGCGAATCTTTTCTTTAATCTCAGGAGAGACGTAAAGATCAGTCAAGCCAGTGCTATATGGATCAGCAGGAGTACCACCAGCCCAAGACTCATTGATTCTCTTGGTGCGGGTCATGAGCTTGTTCAGGTCATCAAGCTTGAATTGTCCAGCTGTTCCAGCAGCGATGTAGTGCTTAAGAGCAGCTCCGCCTTGAGGAGTAGTAGAAGCTTCGCCAAGAGCCTTGAGCATTACGGCCCAAGCATTACGCTCTTGCTTAACCAAAACTTCTTGGGACATACGCTCGACCAACTTAGCGATAATGTCCAAGCGAGCTTGGCGAGCATATCTCTTGTTGATTGAAACGGCGCTATCAAGACGATAAGTAGCGATCTTTAGCTCTTGGATTGCAGAAACATCTTGAGCGGATGGTAAACCACCAGCAAGAGTTTGCGACCAAACGCTAACGTAACCGTTATTTAGTTCTTGGTAATAGAGGTCAAGAGGATAGCTTGGTGAATCATTCTCATCGAATGGAGCATCAGTATAAATCTGAGAGGCTGTGCCAGCTTGCAAAATGACTCTTTGAATAACAGGTCCGAGGAAAGCGGCAAAAGCTTCTGAAGCTTCAGCAGCGACCAATCTGTTTTTAGAGCCAAGAGCTTTAATTAGCTCAACTTGCTCAGGGGTATTTTTTAGTTTAATTCTCATGTTAATCCTTTATATTATAGGGCCAATTTAACGAGGGTTTCTCCGTTTGTATCAGCAGCTCCGAGGAACTTACCGATAGCGACGTTGGCAGTTGGGTTAGTTCCAGTAGAAGAAGTAATTTGTCCTGTTCCACCAGCGTAAGCGGTTCCACCAGCGGTAGGAGTTCCAAGAACACCTTGCACCAGGAAGATGCCGCGGGTAACTATCGGGACAGCTTGTCCAGGAATTACAGCTTGCATCTCAGCAGCCTTGCGGGGCTTGTACTTGAGAAGTTCTCCATTCTCGTCAACGTCTTTAACGTCATAGAGCATCATACCGATTGGGGTTTCACCAGTGGTACTGGTTACTACCTTAGCGGTTACTCCATAGCGTTGGGAAACTGTGTTGGTGGGTTGCAGGGTTCCAGCTCCGCCGATGAACTCTAGTCCACCGCCAAGCTCAACGCCTGAATCGTAGTTTTTCCATCCGGTAGCGATCTTGACCAAGCTTCCCTTGGTGATGCTGATCGAACCAGCGGACAAACCAGTTGTGTCGTATGAGAACAGATTTAGTACATCGTGTTCATCATAATCTCTAAAAGCTCTTAGTTTATAAGCCATATTTTATCCTTATGTTATATTGTGTTTTTTATCCGACTACGAATCCATCATAGTCAAAAGCTTGTTTGTATTTATTAAATAGGGAATCATCAGAAGCAGTAGAAGTTGCAGGAATAACTGCGGCCTTCTTTTCGCCATTTGCGGCTGCTTGGTCGATGACCTCAGAGACGGAGGCTTTAGACTCTTTGGAGTCTTCCTTGTCGTCCATCTTCTGTTTCTCTCCCTTTTTCTTGGTCTTCATGAATACTGCCATCTTATTCTTGTAAGCGGCAAAAGAGTCGTCATCAAGACCAGCGATATCAGATGCTAGAACTTGTCTAGTTTCAGCGTCTAAATCATATTCAGAATCAAAAGCATTCATTCTCTCATTAAACTTCTCATTAGCAACAATAGCTTGCTTCTCGTCCTCGGAGGCTTGGAGAGATGTCTTGAGAGCAGAGATTTCCTTTTGCAGAACATCTTGTCCAGCAGCTAGAGTATCGTACTTGTCATTAGCAGACTTCAAGGACTGCTCAAAAGTGGCTTTTTCGGAAGCGTACTTTTCTGATGCGACCTTTAATTCTTGTTCTATAAGATCAGAAATTTGAGAAGCAGTAACTTGCTTCAAACTCTCATCTGTGATATCTTTGATACTAGTAATGTTCATAACTTTATTATCGTTATCTTTATTTACATTTAAATTATTAATTTTGGAAATATTTTCTTCAATAATTTCTACAGAAGCTTCAGATTTGTGAGTTGCGATGCCTTTTACATCAGCAGCAGGGGTCTCTGTTAAGCCAATTCCTAGTGGCACAACATTACCAATAACTTTTCTATAAATAGATTTAGTTTTATCTACCTTGCCTGAGCCGCCAAACGCTTTTAAGCTATTTTTAATAGACTCTATTTGGCTAGCATCAGAAATCAAATCCCCATCTTCTATATTCTTGGACTCTCCATCGATCATTATTACATTATAATCATTAAATCCGAGTTCCCAACTTGCGCTAACTGATTGATACTTATCGCTAGTAACGTCGCTAGAATCCTCGATCTTATCAGCAAGATCAGGGTTAGCAATTTTCCAAATTACACCGCCGAGAGTGATATTAAAAGGCCCCTTCAAGTCTTTGACTTGATCTTCAGAAAGCGAAGCGTCTGACCCAAATTCACTAAACCCGGCGGTTAAAATAACTCCAATAATTCTCTCTCTATTGTGTTCAATATTTATTGGCTTGTTTATAAAGTCTTTATAAGATGAGATGGCTGTTTGCGTATCGATAACGTCACCATTTTTGTTGACTCTATTAATTACAGCAGCATTAAAAGCAACCGGCAAAAGATCAACGTTTTTTTCCGTGTCAACATTAGGGATAAAGCTCCCAACTTGAGCAAGAGATACCAATGCTAAATACTTATCCTTCTCTTCTGAAACCAATGGTCTTAGAATAGAACTAAATGTTGTAGTGTAGTTGTAATTCATAATCAAATTTCGTACCATTTTTCTGAAATAGTTTCCTCGTCCAAATAAAGTTCATCCACACTGTCAAAATCAAACTCTCCAATTTCTAAAACATCCAAAGAAGCCTGAGTTAAATCTTGGTCTTCAGGCTCCCAAGAATCAGAAACATCAATAACTCTTACAGAAGCTTTTGAAACATCTTGATCAGCTTTTCTATAAGAATCCTTAACTTTGCCGCCAGCCATCATTCTTAGAAACATGTTTACTCTTGCCATGGCCCATTGGCCTCTTGTCATTCCTGGTCTGTGGCTAGAGCTAAATGCTCCCGCTCCTCTGCGATAAACTTTTTTTAATTGAGATAAAGTTACTTTTCTAGACTGCTTAGCGTTGTGGTCTTTTACTTTATTTTTTAAAGCTTCTACTACTTTATTTGAAAAAGAAATTGCATTATCTGATTTTTGCCCAGCAGAGCCCGGCTTATTTTTAGAAGACCCGCTTTTTCTTTCTGATGGCGACGATGGAGTTTGAGCAGCCCCTTTACGGCCAGGTCTCTTAGCTTCTATCTCTACGCTTAATTGGCCTGAAAACGTCTCGTTCGAAACTATTTCATTCGCGGCATTTTGATTGAGAAAATCAAAGCAAAACTCGTTTCGATTAAGAGCTTTTTGAAAATTTTTGTTTTTCATTTCGAAATTCATTTTGAATTAACGTTAGATATTACACTTTTTCTTCAGAAATTTGACTAATATTTAATATCGCCGCTGAAAAAAGATCAACGCCATGCTCTTCTGAAATGTCTAAAAGTTTATTAATTTTCTCTGGGTTGTCCTGCTTCTCTCCTTCGCAATAAGCCCTAATCGAATGATCCCAATTGGTTTTTTCTTCATTGATTATAATATTTTGCGATATCTGCTCTGCTATAGATTTTTGCTCTTGGGTTAGCTTTTTCTTTTCATGTTTTTTCTTTAGAAAATCTTCTACTTTCGCAGATAGAGTTTCATACTCTTTGAAAGACTGAGAAATTCCTTTCATAGAGTAAGAGGCTATTGCTGGCGCTTTTTTATTAGATCCAGGAGGAGACACGCTCTTGGTTTTCTGAGGAGATTTGGCTCCAGGAGGTCTTCCTGTATTTGTCGCTCCGGCTGCGGCAGCTCCGTTTGCTATCGGCGCATAAAGCCCCTCTTCTTTTAAAGTTTTAAATTTCTTCTGAGACTCTACAGACTCGTCTGGGTCAGGCAGTCTTCCTGAGCTTATAGCTTGCAAAGCTTCTTCTGGAGTTAGCACCCCAAGTTGAGCCAATTGAGCAACTACTCTATCCCAAACAGAAGAATCTCTTATATCAATTTCCTCAAAATTGGGCATCGGGAAATTTTTAAATCCTAAATCTTTGCAAAGTCTTTTAATTTCTGGAACTAGAAAATCATTTAAGAAAGCTTGTCTTCCCTGCTCTAATCTCTGGAAGAATATGTTAGTTTTAATACTAGAACTAGAGAACTTCTCGTCTCCGATTAAAATATTATTTAAACCTTGCTGAATATCTGTGTTTACTACCTCATACTTTCTAGGATCAAGTATATTAGCGATATCAGGAATAATAAACTGAGCTTTTGTGGTAAAATCAGAAACTAAAACTTTTCCAACAGATTGATTTTGGAAAAGAGCTTGCATTGTTTCAATATTTTTTTGATTAATATTTAAAGCTCCGCTTTTCAATTCCGAACCCATGGTTATTAGCAGAACAGCTTGTTGAGTTGTTCTTGTTAATGCCATATCCATTTTCTTCATTTCCTGTTTCCAGTTAATGTCTTCCAATACTGGAAAGCCCATAGGAACAGAGAATGGTTCGTAGTCTTGTTTCTTATAGAATACAGCAGATACTTGCTCTGTGTCTAAAGGAATTGTAATGTAAGCTCCGGCACCAGAAAAAGCTTTCTTTTGTAAGTTTAATTTATTTTTTTCGCTTAAGCTTTTTAATACTTCTCTATCTTCGTCAGTAGTTGGGTTGCGCAATCTTTGTAGTTCGTAGTCTGTAAGAATTTTATAATAATTACCACCAACAAATGAAATGTTCCCGCCATATTGAATATCAGCAGGATTCAAAATCATGTACTTAGATGGCAACTCTAATTTGCTAGCGGCAGCAGTAGAATCAGATCCAAATACTTGAGTTATTTTAGCTACGTCTCCAGGATTAACCTTGTAATCGAATCTATAAATAAAAACATTTCCAGAGCGATAATACTCTCTAAAGAATTTGTCTACAAAGTTATCAATATTAATCTTTTTGAATAAAGCGTCTAGAAAATCCCTAGCTTTCTTATTGCCGCCAGTAAAGTAAATTTTACTACTAGAAAACTCCGTCATTAAATCAATAACATTTCTGAAAGAAGAGAAATTGTAATAAGCCTTCTGACACAAAATAACAGCGTCTCTAACATTTAGGCCACTCTTATTCTGCAAATTATTTGAATACTTGAATGGCACTAGACCATAATCAATATTATAAAATCTGTCTGTTCTTTCAATGTCGCCAGCAAGATTTCTACGAGCTTGTATCGGAGAGTTCTCTGAGGAAGCTGCGTAAGCAGTCATCATTGGCTTGATTTCTTGTGTCTTTGGCTTTCTCATGTTATATAATCATTAAATGGTTTCCGCTTCTGAAAACTACTCCTTGAGGAAGGCTTCCAGTTTGAGCTTGAGTTGGCAAATTTTGCATTAGAATATATCCAGATACTCCGCTTAAGGTCACAGACGGTCTACTGCCGTGCCCTAAAATCAAAGTATAGTCGTCAAACAATTCTATCATTGGCAAGCCAACTGAATCAGTAACAGCCCACAAAGAAGCATTCGCTCCAGTCTCATAATAGCTTACAAAATTACCAGCGCTGCCTGCTATAGAAACTGCCCCAGAAGAAGCAATGATAGAAATAGATGTCGGAGTAAGAGAGCCGCTTATGTTTATTTTTTGGGCTGTTATCGGAGAAATAAAATTCTTTTTACCACTAAAATTGAAATTATCTCCACTCGCTATATTGGTAACGTTTGTAGCACTTGATTGAGCTAAGATTTGATTGTATAATAATCCAGAAGTGGTATCTGTGTAGGATTTTAGATATCCACTAGCAGTATCGACTTTAGTGCTTAAAACTCCACTCGATGTAGTAATAGAACTGTATAGATTTCCACTAACAGAAACAACATATCCACTTAAGGCAATATTTTGCCCGCTAAGAGAATTTCCAGTGTTATTTAATCTTGTAGACAACACACCGCTAACGGCATTTGAATAAGAGTAGGCGGCGGCTCCAGTATTTATTATAGCAGAATTTAAAGTACCAGAAGCGGCGTTTATGGTAGAATTAAGTGTTCCTGTTGCTGAATTGAGATCAGATTGATTTAAATAGCCAGAAGGATTAGAAACTGATGGGTAATAATTCACGTTGCCCACCTCTACGATGAACCCCGAAAACTCTACCTGATCTACCTGCTTTCTCCTGATCAAATTAGCCATGCTATTATAAAGTTACACTAAAACATCACTGGAGCAAATGTAAAAGTGCTATTTTCTACAGTTTGTTTCATTATATCGTTATAAGATTTAACGCCCCAATTCGCCAACATAAATGCTGAATAGTTATCCTTTCTAGCTCTTGTGGCAGAAGATCCTCTTTTCAAATGCTGAGGCAAATCAAAATTTTGCATGCCTCTAGAGGTGCTAGAACACTCTACCAGGGCGCATTGTTTTTTCGTTTGATAAATAAAGTCGTCTTGATTTTCTATAAAGTCTAAATTACTCCAATCGGCCTTGTCTCCAGTAAATATCAAATCTTTAGGAAGATTTATAGTTATGACATTATCAAAAAACTTATCATTAGAGCAGGTCCTAGATGCAAATAAAACTTTTTTATAATCGATGCAAGCTTGCAAGTATTCGTTTCCTTTTCTAATGAAGCTAGATGTGAACACTTGGCTAAACGCTATCCTATAGTCTGACAAATTGTATTGAGCTTTGGCGTTTCTCAATTGCATTTCCAAATCTTGCCCCTCTGCATCAGCATTATAGTCTATCGCTTTGATATTTATTTTTGCTGCTTTAAATAACTCTGATTGGTTGCAAGTGTCAATGAAAATATCTGCACCAGCGTTATCTAAAGTTATCATAACCACATCAAAGTATGTCATAATATAATTAAAATATTTAACGTGGTTATTTAAATTCCCTAGGCCAGCGTAAGTATGCACAAGGATTCCTATACCAGTCTCCTCGTCTAATTCCATAACAGATATAGCAAAGTAATCCGCATTTGGGCTGTCGCTCATATTCGGATCAATTCCAACAATATATTTTTTACCATTATTTCCTTTTATTAACGTGTGAGGATACTCGTCTTTAAGAGTGCAGGCTTCCATTTTCTTTGCGCTAAAATAGCTATCTGATCCATCAGTGAATTGAGCGCAATACTCTCTAAGGAAAGCCGAGTGCGAAGTTCCGCCGCTCTGAGCTTCTTCAATAATTGTTTTGTCTATCATTTCTGGCGGCAAAGCTTCGTACCCTAATTGAGAAACAAAATAAGTAGAGTCTTCTTTGTCAGGGGAAGTAATTTTATTTATCCACTCTTGATAAGTTTTGTAAAGATTTTCAAAAGTATAGCTAGCAGAAGACAAAGCTATCATTTTAGAACTATTAACAAATACCATACGATCTTCCTCTTGCATTTTACCTGCTTTGATTAGCAAGTCTTCCATTTCTCTAATATCTATACGCCTTTTCATGTCTTGAGGAGCAACTAGGAATGGCATCAAAACATTTTTGATAATTTCTTCTGGCAAAAGCAAAAACTCGTCAAGAACAAGAATATTCGCGCGAAAACCACGAATCTTTTCGCCGCTTAGAGGAATAGCTCTGATCGACCCACCATTAATGTCCCATTCGTAAAGATCGTTTCTTTTGCTCTTCGCACCGAAAGCTTGTAGCAATAATTCTGCGCCTTTAGTTTCGCTCATTTTTTCTATATTATTAAATATAGCTCTAGCTGTACGAAAAGTAGGACCAGCTACAAGAATCTTTGTATTAGGCTCGAAAACGCATTGCAACACACAGTACACGCTAGCAATAAATGATTTAGAGCAACCGCGGCCCCATACGCACATAGAAAAGTTTCTATTAAACATGCCTTTAAGAGTTATCTCTTGGTAAGGCGAAAGTTTTATTCCAGTTAATAAATAAGTTGTTAAATAAAGATTCTGACGCAAAAATTTGCACAGA